TGATTTCAACGATGCTTGGCATTTTTAACTTCCTTTTCATCTTGTTTCTTTTCTTCTTCCATTAAGAAGATGCTGACACGCGCCGCCATGCTGTAAGCAAGACCAATTACATTGTCATTAACTGGTAGGCCGGTGTTAGTGCCGCGTTCAAATAGAAGCTCAAGTAGTGACGTTAATTGAGCGGAAAGCTCAGAAGCCTCGCAAATAATTAATTCTGTATTGCTCATTTAATTACCCCATATGCAGCTTTGAGGAAAAGAACAGCCAGATGCCACTGGCCGTTTTCGCGCATCAGTTGAGCCTGGCGATACTTTTGCTTATTAATGGACGGTGACATTATCGGCCCGCCTCAACGTTTGCCGCAGTGCGTTCGACCATGAATGCCAGCTCCTGGATCAGGGAGTGGAAGCGGCCAGCAACCTTTGCATCTACCTGCGCCATAGGCTTGTAGAGAACTTCCATGAACTCGCGCTGCAGCTGCTCAGCGTAGTTAAGAGCGGCCTTTGAAGTGTCAGCCGCACGTGAAATGCGTACGCCTGCGCTTTGTTTTGTAGCCGAAACCTTATTCTTAGGTAGAGCTATTAAATTATTCATTTTCAACCTCTGAAAACTTTGAAGGTGTGTTTAGCCCCAGCGCAGGCGCTGTAAATTAAATTTATTTATTAAAAGAATTGCTTTTTGAATGCGGAGTTTTTGATGATCTCAATAGCCTCATCGCAGGCCTCAGAGATATCATTAAAGAAGTCCACAAGAATGAAATAATTACCATCACGGGTATAAAGTGCGAACTCCATTTCATCACTCTCATCATAGGAAGTGATTAATTTATTTTTCACGTTGCTCTCACTTTCGTGAGCAATGAAAAGATAAGTTACATCGCTTTTCTTATCTTTTAGTTTCTTGTGGATATTGAAGGTAGTCATCTCAAAGGCTCCGTTGTCTGCCGATGAGTTAATAGTACTTTAGGTTTTAGTATTTGCAATACTAAAATAGGAAAATATTAATAACCAGAGGTATTAGGGATTGATTTAGAATGGAATTTTTATGAAAAAAAAGCCGGAGGACCGGCTTTTGAAGGTGTAAGATTAGACGAATCGGTATTTTGCTTCTACAACTACACCAACAATTCTGCAGTTGCCGTTTATGGGTAGAAGCGGATAGCTGGGGTTAAGTGGTTTCAAAAACTTTCTTCCACTATCAACAACATACTTTTTAAAAGTAGCCTCGTTTGTGTCATCAAGTTTGGCTACTACTAAGCTACCATTCTTCGGCTCTTTACCTGTATCCACTAAGATCGCCATACCTTCAGGGATGCTTATGCCGCTCTGAGATGTCATTGAGTCACCCTGCACGCGAAGCCAGAATCCATCCCCCTCAATATGGGCGTCTGAATCCAGCCATTCATCAATGTCTTTAGGGCTGAACGGCTCAAGCGCCTCTGTCCAATTCCCGGCGCTTACCCAGCTTATCATAGGATAGGATGTACTTTTTTTAGGCACAGAAAGGAACTCAACATTTTTAGCATACATATGCATCTGATTGAGTTCCTTGGCTAATTTCGGGCTGAACTCCTCCACATCAACATCAAGAACTTTTGAAAACATCACTGCTGAGCTGATGTTTAAAGCATTGCGTCCATTCAGATAGTGCCCTACGGCACTTTGGGTAATGTTCATCTCATCAGCAATGTGCTGTTGAGTTATACCAAGGGTTTTTTTCTTGGACTCATACAAAGCTTTAAGGCGTTTGGCGTCTTCAAGCTGTTCTGTCGTCAGGAGCTTTGTCGTTTTCATAGTTTATTTTAATACCTTTAGTTTGAAAATGTCTCCTACTGATAGTACTATCTCTTATAGTACTTATGATACTAAAAAGTAGGCGCAGACATGATGACTTTATCGCTCAAAGACTACGTTTCAGAAATAGGCCAGGTAAGAGCAGGTCAGAGACTGGGTGTAACCCAGATTGCAATAAGCAAGGCATTGAGATCTGGACGAAGCATTTTTGTTCAGATTGAAGAGGGGCATATCGCTGCCTTTGAAACTAAGCCCTTTCCAGCAAAGCAGAAATCTGCCCGCTGTTTGACAGGTCACGACCATGCAGCAGATTAATCCCGTTCAGCATCTGGATCGTGCTTACCGTGATCCGCGCGGCGTGCTGGTGCATGTCACTGGCTACGACCGTGAAAACCAGCAGGTCATCTTCACACGCCCCGGCTATGAGCACGAGTGCATGCGTCCGGTTTGGCAGTTCCAGCAACTTTTCAGGAGGGTCTCAGAATGAGCCAGTCTGTATGCGAATTCGTTAATAGCCATCAATTTGAAAAGCCAATTCACAGGCTCATCCTGCTTCGTGTTCTGGCCGCTGGCTCTCTGGATGGTGTGGGTGAGCGTAAGATCGATCACGATGCGCTGGCTAACTTCTGCTGCTGTTCACGCCAGGCAATGTTCAAAGAGCTGAAAGTCCTTGAACGAGCGGGTTATTTGAAAATGCGGAAGATTGGTGAAGTTACCCTTGACGCCACAGTCAGGATTGAGCCTGTGCGCGGCTACACAATCATTGTGCGCGGGGCCTGATATGAGCAGTAAGATTCTCGGGAACGTCTGGGACGCCTGCGCAGCCCATGATGTCAAAGGTGCAAAGCTGATGATTATGGCTCGTCTGGCTGACTACTCGAACGATGATGGCGTGAGCTATCCAAGCGTTGAGACTATCTGTCGCCAGCTGGGGCTAGGTGAAAGCACTGTCAGAACTGCAATAGCAGAACTTGAGGTCGCTGGCTGGCTTCGTCGAGAGGCACGCCGCAAAGGTAATCGCAATACATCGAATCTTTACCACCTCAATGCCGACCGCCTGGAGTCTCTGGCACGCATTGAGAAAGACAGGGTGCAGGCAATTAAAAATCAGCTGAGAGCAGCTGCATTTTCTCACCCTTCAGATTCTGAACCTTCAAAAACTGAACCGTCAGATTCTGAACCTTCAAAGGGTTTTCACCCTTCAGATTCTGGCAAAAACGGCGTTTTCACCCGTCAGAATCTGACCCCAGATCCACAAGTAAATTCAAAACATAAACCACAAGTAAATTCAAAACATGAACCACAAGGTATTGGCACATCGGCTAAAGCCGCTGAGCCGTCACGCAATGCCAAACAGGATTATTCACCTGAGTTTGAAGAAGCCTGGCAGGCATATCCAAAACGTTCTGGTGGCAATCCGAAGCCTTCAGCCTGGAAAGCATGGTCTGCCCGTATTCGTGAAGGCGTTAAACCCTCTGACAT